GGGCGAAATGCGGAAATCGATCATCCGAGACGCTGTGGCGTGAAGGACCGCTGCCCTAATTTGAGTCTGATTGGTCTGGCCGTAAGTGCTGGACGCGTGAGCGGCGACCTTGGAGTACAGATCACGTTGGTTAGTGGCGGAAACTCGCGCTGCGTACGATACAAGGGAGTGCAGTAAGGACGTTGTCGTAAGGCGTTCGAAACGCTTCGACGTAGGGTGGGCGTACCACGCGATCTCCGTGAGCTTAGGCATGTCCATGACGCGATACTTTTCCACTATTAACTCGGGGCGCGAAATGACGATGAGTGCGTGAGAGTACTGTTGGTGGATCATTCCCACGTGCAGACACTCCGAGTCTGGTGTTATTAGCCGGCTAGCCGTAAGCCATTTGTGAGCGTCATATGGCTGCACGTAGTGGCCACCGTCGTCGTTTTCGGGAATGTAAATAAGATTGACACCCCGACGTTCGAAATTGTATAAATCTGGCGTGAGGGCTGGGAAACCGAAAACCGTTTCTGGTGGTACGACGATGGTAGCCACCACGCACCGGAGCGTAGGGTGTAAGTCAAACCACGAGCCTACGGTGCTGGGTGACAAGTGGTGGAGGGCATCATCGGCAAACCATACGGGGGCCACGCTAGAAGGGGCGGACGATGCGGGAGCCGTCGATCCTTTGTAACGCGTTATGTCTTTTGCCTCCCAGCGTGGGTTGAATCGGTCCACTGGGTCAGGTACTCCTGGCGTGTGCTTGAGGTAGTCGCGGGAGGAGTCGGACACCCACAAGCCGTACCATTGCTGGCCAGCAAGAAGCATAGAGGCTTTCTGACGATTCTGGTTCCGTAAGGCGTAATGAATCGGGTGCTTGTGTCGCAGAGCGCCAGGTGGTGGAGGCTGAATGCCAGCAGTGACAAGGTGATGCATCTGCTTCTCAGACACGGCGTATGGTGCGCAATGACGCGCAGTAGCCAGCTCGCGTGCATAGTCGCCGATATGCATGCCCAAAGCTGCCGTGCGCAGCGCTGAGTCTGAGAAGAAGTCCGGTGTGAGCCCAAACCAGGACGGTGGTAGCGTAGAAACGTAAGCACGTGTTACCGGAACACCACCTGGACCAGAATGGATGTGGAAGTAACCGGGTTGTATCTGGGCTATAGAGATATGATCGCGGTTAAACTCGTCCATGTAGATAAGAAGTTCCTGTGTAGTTATCCAGCCGTTAAAGAGGTAATTCCATGGGCTAGCTGGGCCGAACCACTGGAGTAGCTTTGACCGCAGGGCCGCTGGAGGGTTATTGATGTCAATACCAGGGATGAAGGCTCCTACCCAGCAGAACCCGGGGGTGAGAGGCGGTGGAAAGCTAGGAAGGAATTTGTTCGCTGGGTCAGATGAACGAGATTTGAGGAAAGGATACTTATGCTCCAAAGCAGCTCGACGAGCTGATCGTTTGACCAGTCGCTGGTAATAGTCGTAGAAGACTACACATTGAACTGCGAAGGGATAGAGGTAGGGATGAGAGTCTGATGTTAGGATGCACGCGGTGAGGAGAAGAATTACGCCCAGCAAAATTCTCCATTCACTTTGATACAAACGTGGGTTAAGGACGGCTATCTCCACTTCCGGAGTGGAGGGTTTAGAAATCCGGCGTCGGACCGGACTGGGATCCACGCAACGGGCAGGAATTGCAACGTCGCGAAGACCTTTGAGGATGGGGTGTAATCCAGGCCTGGTGAAGGCCCAGATCACAAGAGCAAACCCTGTGATAGGGTGGGGCACGAGTGGGGTTTTAACCCAGTTCATTTTGGTCTACTTGGAC